CTCTTTCCCTACACGACGCTCTTCCGATCTAGCCATTCACGCTGGATTTCGCGTCCGTCGGTGGTGGCACCTTCCACCCCGATGCGAAAACGCTTTGCTTTCACTGTCATGAGCCGTGCTCCGTTAGAAAAAACTTACTGGAGCCTTATGGTTGCGGTGATGGGGGCAGTGAAACAATGCGCGGTATTTGTACCGACAACCACACAAACCGCAGGCGGGGAAAGCCTTCATTCAAGGCTGTAGGTTTGTGCCATGAACACCACACTGACACCCGCAGATCTCGATCCCCGTCGGCAGGCCATGCTGCTGTACTTTCAGGGATACCGCGTAGCTCGCATTGCTGAAATGCTGGGCGAGAAAGTTGCAACCGTTCACAGCTGGAAAAAACGCGACAAGTGGGGTGACTATGGGCCGCTGGATCAGATGCAGCTCACCACCGCCGCACGCTACTGCCAGCTCATTATGAAGGAGCACAAAGAAGGGAAAGATTTCAAAGAGATTGACCTGCTGGCGCGCCAGTCGGAGCGCCATGCGCGGATCGGCAAGTTTAACAATGGCGGCAACGAAGCCGACTTAAACCCTAACGTCGCCAACCGCAACAAAGGCCCGCGCCGTCAGCCGGAAAAGAACGTTTTCACCGATGAACAGATTGAGAAGTTGGAAGAAATCTTCCATTCCTCCATGTTCAACTACCAGCGCCACTGGTGGGAAGCCGGAAAAACCAACCGCATCCGCAACCTGCTGAAGTCACGCCAGATCGGCGCGACCTTCTATTTTGCCCGTGAAGCCCTGATTGACGCCCTGCTAACCGGGCGTAACCAGATTTTCCTTTCCGCCAGCAAGGCTCAGGCCCACGTCTTTAAGCAGTACATCATCGACTTCGCCAAAGAAGTGGAGGTGGAGCTGAAAGGCGATCCGATGGTGCTTCCTAACGGGGCCACGCTGTACTTCCTCGGCACCAATGCCCGCACGGCCCAGAGTTACCACGGCAACCTGTATCTGGATGAATATTTCTGGATACCGAAATTCCAGGAGCTGCGCAAAGTGGCTTCCGGTATGGCTATTCACAAAAAATGGCGACAAACCTATTTTTCCACGCCATCCAGCCTGACACACAGTGCTTATCCGTTCTGGTCCGGTGCGCTGTTCAACCGAGGGCGCAACAAAGCCGATAAGGTGGACATCGACCTGTCCCACAGCAATCTGGCCCCCGGCCTGCTGTGCGCAGACGGGCAGTACCGCCAGATAGTCACTGTGGAAGATGCGGTGCGCGGCGGCTGTAACCTGTTCGACCTCGACCAGTTGCGCATGGAGTACAGCCCGGACGAATACCAAAACCTGCTGATGTGTGAGTTCGTGGACGATCTCGCGTCTGTGTTCCCACTCAGCGAGCTGCAGGCGTGCATGGTGGACAGTTGGGAAGTCTGGACCGACTTTCATGCACTGGCCCTGCGCCCGTTTGGCTGGCGCGAAGTGTGGATCGGATATGACCCGGCGAAAGGTACGCAGAACGGCGACAGCGCCGGATGCGTGGTGGTGGCGCCGCCAGCCGTGCCGGGCGGTAAGTTCCGCATTCTTGAGCGTCACCAGTGGCGCGGAATGGACTTCCGCGCCCAGGCTGACGCCATCAAAAAACTGACCGAACAGTACAACGTGACCTATATCGGTATCGACTCAACCGGCGTTGGTCACGGGGTTTACGAGAACGTGAAAGCGTTTTTTCCTGCCGTCCGGGAGTTTGTCTACAACCCCAACGTTAAAAACGCCCTGGTACTCAAGGCCTACGACATTATCAGCCACCGCCGTCTGGAGTTTGACGCCGGACACACCGACATAGCGCAGTCCTTTATGGCAATCCGTCGCGCCACCACCGCCAGTGGCAACCGCCCGACCTATGAAGCCAGCCGCAGCGAAGAAGCCAGCCACGCCGATCTGGCCTGGGCAACGATGCACGCACTGTTTAACGAACCGCTGCAGGGCGAATCCGCCAATACCAGCAATATTGTGGAGATTTTTTGATGGGAAAGAGTAAGAAGAACCGCGCTGCGGCGACGAAACAGATCCAGCTTAAAAGTCAAACTACAGCCGAAGCATTCAGCTTCGGCGATCCCGTTCCTGTTCTGGACCGCCGAGAACTGCTGGATTATGTGGAATGCGTACAGATGGACCGCTGGTATGAGCCGCCCGTCAGCTTTGACGGACTGGCGCGCACCTTCCGCGCTGCCGTTCATCATAGTTCCCCGATTGCAGTAAAGTGCAACATTCTGACCAGCACCTACATCCCTCACCCGCTGCTCAGCCAGCAGGCTTTTTCGCGTTTTGTGCAGGACTATCTGGTATTTGGTAACGCCTACCTGGAGAAACGCACGAACCGCTTCGGTGAAGTTATCGCCCTTGAACCTGCCTTGGCAAAATACACCCGACGCGGGTTAGACCTGGATACCTACTGGTTTGTGCAATACGGTATGACCACGCAGCCATATCAGTTCACGAAAGGCAGCATCTTTCATCTGATGGAACCGGACATCAACCAGGAGATCTACGGCCTGCCCGGTTATCTTTCTGCTATTCCATCCGCCCTGCTCAACGAGTCTGCCACGCTGTTCCGCCGCAAGTATTACATTAACGGCAGTCATGCAGGCTTCATCATGTATATGACCGACGCCGCGCAGAACCAGGAAGATGTGAACAACCTCCGCAACGCGATGAAAAGCGCCAAAGGCCCTGGCAACTTCCGCAACCTGTTTATGTACTCGCCTAACGGCAAAAAGGACGGGCTTCAGATCATCCCGTTGTCAGAAGTCGCAGCGAAAGATGAATTTCTGAACATCAAGAACGTGAGCCGGGACGACATGATGGCTGCACACCGCGTACCGCCTCAGATGATGGGGATTATGCCTAATAATGTCGGTGGGTTTGGGGATGTAGAGAAGGCGAGTCGAGTTTTTGTGCGAAATGAACTAATGCCACTACAAAAGCGATTACAGGAGATGAATGATTGGCTTGGCAAGGAGGCGATACAGTTTAATACCTACTCGCTAGATATAGTCCCATAATAAGAAAAGCCACCGTTTGGTGGCTTTTCTTCATTTACTCAATAGGTTCAAACTCATCCTGAGGAATCAGCGTCGATTGACAGGCTTGGCTTAGTACTCCTGATAATTTACATAATAACCGATAGTTATGAGGAGCATCATCGCTAATCTTTTCGACCGTTAAAGTGATTGATTTTGGATCATCCAATAACATCTTCTTGATATCATTACTTAAATACCTGGGGCAGTAACCAACGATTTCAGCTGGTTTATCTGCACGAACGACAACAGCATCCCCATCGTATTCATTTTGAAGATCCAAGCAAAGACGCAAAATTTGCCCCGGTTTCAATTCAGATACACGAGCATTAGCTAAGCTATTTAAGTAACCAAGTCCATGTAAGAAGAAAAAATGCTCAAAGTTACCATCAGAATCAACATCAATTTTTTTGAAAATCTGCAGCTGATCAGTGCTTCGTAAGCCTCCCGAGCGAGCAAGAATATCGATAGGATTTACCTTATCTTCTTCAAATCCAAGCCATTTAATGAAACTCGGATACTCTGGACGTCTCGGTGATAAAAGGCGATTTTTAAAAAGAGGAAACAATTCTTCCGAAACATAAGTTTCACGAACATCACTCATGCCGCTAAACTTTGTAAATTTAGTAGATTTAAGAGCACCTTTGGTATACCTGAAAACATACCCCGATTTGCGCTCTTGCAAGTTACCAACAACATGCCAGTCTCTGGTATCTGGTGCCTGCCATGCGACGTAAACGGAGTTTGTATTAGTCATTCTAGTAACCTTCTGCGATTTTCCATTACCATTAACGTTGCAAATCTACGTGCACTGTCGGATATACACGATGAAGGCACTTGGTTAAACACATCTGTAATGGAATCTTCTGTTAAAACGCTCAACTTACCTAACCAATGGTCGCGAGCGGCAACTCTCCCTTCAACTGCATGTTGAAATGCTTCAACGGTCAGCAAGGGCTTTTTATCAGTTTTTGCTTTGAATAGCTCAGAGCGAGCTTTTCTTACAAAACATGGGATTTGTCGATTTTTATCTTTAGTATTAAGCCGTTCGTTACGCTCATCATCTAACATCTCCCTTCCTAAACTAGCGGCATGATCGTATGTTGGACACAAAAACTGCTCACCAGTTTCATTGTTAAGCATGATCGCCCAATTTTCATGATGGCGATCTTGATTACTCACAAGTGCATCGAGCATCAAATATCCACAAAATACATCTGCTGCATTTAGCCCGGTTAGATCATATACACTCGGAGGAGGCTTGATAGATTCCCTATCCAAACAACCCAATACCCTTGTGACAGTGTGTTCTCTGACCCTTACCGGCTTTTCCCCGGCTTGTAAAGGCCCAGGATAATCGAATGTCGAACTGTGAAGCACTTCATTTCCCATTACCATCCGGAAACCAGATGGAATGATATTCTGAGTCACCACACCGAATCGACCATTGTATCGCGCCAAATCATAGCTAGCATGTGGAATGTTAAGCAAATGACATAACTCAGCAGCACACTTTTCAGACCAATGCTCGCCAGTACCTGGCCTAGAGTACTTAAACAACTGCAAATTTACAGTGTCATCGGAGAAATAGAACCAAAACTTCTCTTTGGTTCCTAACTGTTCAAGATCGTTAGCTACGGGGCTAAGCTCTACCAATTGGTATGGCATCTGACATCCCTGTTTAGCGGATTATGAATAAGTTAGGTTCCATTTTATCCAAACATTGTCAAATACTCTAAGATTTATTAGATGATAGAGCGATACTGTATGCATGTCCAGCAATCAAATCAATATATAACTCTTATATGACTTAGCGCGCGCTCGTATCCCCGCCACGCCTGCCCGCTTTATGTAGTGGTTTTCATGCAGGTGCATGATCTACGCAAAAGCCCGCCAGAACTGGCGGGCCTTAGCAAAAACGATCCTCAAACGATCATGCAATCTCATGCAGTATAGACATGCACAGACGAGTAAAGCGAATCGGACTTTACGCAAGGTGAACTCCTCAGCGGGCATAATCAGTATGTCGGAAGATCTCTAAAAATAAATAATTCGGTTAACAGGTATGCTTACAAAAGCATATATTTGATTAAAAATCATGTAAGGGGGAGGATCTCAAACTGAATCGCCACGGGTTTTACAAATTTCGATAGTCTCTCTAACGTTTCGGCTGAGGTCAAAATGAAAAGCTTTTACGTATTAATTTTAATTCTGGTTGCAAGCTTTGTTAGCGTCCCAGTTCAGGCGGTAACAGCTAAAAACTATGAGAAAGGAACTAAAGCTCAACAGAAATCAATATCTTACCTTTCATGTGCATTCTATGGCAGTAGCACACAATTAGATCCTAGCTACACGGAGCAAGTACCTACAGCCGATATCAAGATATTACAGAAAGCAGCTTACCACGCTTACAACGATGCGCTCTCATACTTTGGCTATGAGGAACCAGATCACGAACAACGCATAATTGATTATGCTGAATTTGTGGCGTCGCAAGAAGCTGTGTTATGGGATAAGCCGGGAATGAATGGAAAGCAGGTAACACTAATTGCTCGTTCTCTCTACAATGAGAGTAACTGTAACTTGTTACTGGACTCAATTAAGTAGGAAAAAGATGGTATTTTTCCCGTAGTTTCAACCTTAATCTCCGAACCTGTCGCAGAACGGGCGTTCACTCATCAAATAAACGCCACACCTAACGCCTCACTGTACTCGTTGTTCAACCTTGCTGACGCCAGAAGCAAGTTCAGACGCCAGCAACGTTTCTTAATGCAGCCAGCTGTCGTCTTCCCACACCTTCTGCATAATTTTCATCACTTGTTTTCTTTCTTCGTCCAGTTGCAGTCCGGTCAGTTCCACACCATTAGAGCTACCTTTGCGGATACGAATTACCGTTTTGGGATACAGGGGGCGCAGATTGCGGTAAAGCTCGGATTCAAGGGCGTCCAGTGTAGACTGGCTAATCTTCTGCTCTTTATCGATCATTATTTCAATGCGCATAAAAGTCACCTCAGCTGATGACATCCATTGAGCGGTTGTATTCGTGGGTTCTGATTTTTGCCATGAGTTCATCTGTCAGTTCAGAAACCCACTGCAGAGCCAGCCCCTTCTCTTCATCACTACACTCACTAGCCGCTACAAGCTTAAGAAAAAAATCAATGCGCTGGAGCTTCAAAGACTCCAAAAAATAGTCCTGCATCTTTCCTCCTATGACACCACAAGCAACACTGTATACATAACCACTGTTTATATTTACAGTATATAATAATCTTACTGATGTAAAACGTTTTTTTACGTTCATCAGCCTGATATGCCTGGTATTATTAAGAGCACTAATTGTTAACCCGCGTAATTAATACAGGTTCCGCCACTTGTCATCTTCCTGCAAACGCTGGCTCCGATAGAAGATACGCAGGCCTGCTCCTGACGGAATACTGCCGCCGCGAAGGAGTAAATCGACCTCTTTCTCGCTGCCATCAAATCCTCTGGACCTCAGTTCATAGACGAGCTGCTGTCGCTGATGGTCTGTAATTCGCTGTTTGTAGTCTTTACGCCGTTTCGGTTTCACCTGGCGTAACCTTGCAGCCAGTTCCCGGCGCTCTTTTTTGCTCATACTGTGCAGGTAATCGTGCAACTCCTTGTCATTCATACGGGTAATATCCGTTCTGGAGTCCCCATCAGCTGATTTGTCTTTCCCTTGTTGGTTCAAATTTTCAGCAAGGGGACAGTTATTGCCACGAGTCCAAGGGGCGCAAGCGCCCTGGTCAGCTGCCGCCTCCTGAACGTCAACGGCCTTACGAACCATTTTCCACTTCACCGCATGAGTGCAGATCTTGCCCTCTGCAATGGGTGACCAGATGCCATAAATACGAATACCGTGATCGCCATATGCGGTCGGTTCTTCGTTGATTTCATAAGCAGTTCTGATGAGGTGATATTTGCGGGGAACCAGTACGCCGCCCTGCTTCATGATGTAGGTGGCAAAACAACCAGCATCAGCAGCAGCCAGGATTGCATCAAGGCGCGGGTTATCCAGTACCGGCGCACCTGCTTTTTTGTCCCCCTGTTGCCTTGCCGCCTGACCAGCCAGCAATCGCAGTTCACGGTAAGCCTGACGCCCCGGAATGCCAAAGAAGCGGAATTGCTGAACACGATGCAGAGACGCCCAGGCATTAACGTATTCAGCGTTATCACGCAGGGATTTACCCGTTTCCTTGCTGATCTCGCCAGCCAGACCACGCCCGTCAATGTTCTTACTGATGTATTTCGCGATGTAGCTTGTTGGCGTACCTTTGCGCGGGTTTATCAGCTCAGACTTAAAGCGTGGTCCCGTGTTATTACCCAGCTCCTCGCGGTCTTCACGAATGGCAAACTTACGCAACAAAGCAGTAATGGTGCGGCGATCTTTTTTGCGCATAAAACACAACAGGTGCCAGTGAACTGTACCGTCATGATGCGGCTCAGCCACCCGCACGCCATACCAGCGCAATCCGGCTTTGTGCATCGCCTTACGAAATGCAGCAAACATGCCGACCAGATAATCACTGCTTTGTCTTACCGTCGTATTTGTCCAGGTCGGGTTGGGCCTGCCGTTATTTAGCGTGGAATGGAAACGTGACGGACAGGTGATGGTGTAGAAAACGGCGCAGTCACCGCGCATTTCCGCGATAAGCTCCAGACCTTTAACACAGGCCATCATCTCATTGCGGCGATGCGCAGGGTTGCTGCTGCTGGCGTTTACCACATCCTCCATGTCCAGCGTGTCGCCGTCTTCGTTCACCAGTTCATGAGAACGGAAAAACTCCAGCGACTTACGGCGCTGCTCACGTTTATGCATCACGGCTTCATAGCTGACATAGGGAGATGCTTTTTTGCTGACCAGGCAAACAGCACGCAACTGCTCTTCCCGCCATTCGCAACGCATCTTCCATAATTTCCGGTACCACCAATCGGCGCACAACATACGCGCCAGCGAACCCGGAATGAGTTCATAGGGCACGGGTTTACGGCGGTTTCTTTTCCGGCGGAGTTGCTCAAACGCAGGCGGTATGACATCCAGTCGCAGGGTTTCTGCTGCCACCTTTTCCCATGTCTTGCGGATTTCTTCTGGCTTAACGTCATCGGTGGCATACAAATCGCCACAAGCTGCATCAAGGCACATGCTCATATGCGCAGCAACAAGGGTGGACAGGCGTTTCACCTGATCCTGACTCATTTCAGGCAGGATCAGCAGGCCGTCCAGCCCTTCATGGCTTGCCATAAAGCGAAAAGAAGTGGATAGCTGACTGTCGCGTACATGCTCCAGCCGTTCCAGACATGGCTTAATCGTCTCACGCAAATAGCGGGAATAAGCCTTTGGCCTGCCAAGGCTGCTGAAGTATTCAATACGTTGCATCAGCGGCCTGCTGATATGGGAAGGCTGGGCGTTAACGTCTGCCAGAATGACCATGTCCGGGTTAAAACGCTGCTGCTCATGCGCCAACTTTGCCCGGCTAATGAGCTTATCCTGCTCCATTTCGCGCTGGACAGGATCACGGGATTCATTAAAGAAATAACGCTCCCAAACCTGATCACTCAGTGCCTCGCGGCGCAGTTGTTCCTGCTCGTTATCGGCAGCGTACAGAGTGATCAGGTTTGAAAGCGCAGAAACCGGCGCAACTTCCGCCGGGTCCAGATAAGGGTTAATAGCCTTTTTCGGGCTGTTCCATGAGAATGCTGCGGCGGCCTCGTTAAAGCCGCTGCAGTTGTTCATATCAGCATGGCTCATGCACGCACTCCGTACACGGCAGAACTATCCACGCCACGCGAAGGATCAAATCCCACCCAGCAGCGCGCCCCAGAAACAGCGATGATTTCTGTTGCAGATTTACTCTCGCCAGCCGACACGCCGATGCTGCGTTTTGCCTTGATGTAGTGGTGAGTGAAATTTCGATACAGCGAACGGATCAGGGATGTGTCACTGTTAGAAACAATGACTGGATGACCTTCTGATGATCGATATTCAAGAACAGATGCCAGGTGATACTGGTCATCTTCAGTGAAGCCGTCAGTGTGATAGCCGGAAAACGTACCGTCATAAGGCGGATCGCAATACACCACATCCCCCACCTGCAGCATCGCCAGCGTTTCATCAAAGCTGGCGCAGATAAACGTTGCTCGCTGGGCTTTCTCTGCAAATGCGCGAATTTCTTTTTCAGGGAAATACGGATTTTTATAATTACCGTATGGAATGTTGAAATGCCCGCTCTTGTTATAACGACATAACCCACGGTAACCATGACGATTGAGATACAGGAAATATACCGCTTTCATGAAATCAGTAATTTCAGTGGAGTAATTAAACTCCTGCCTTATGTTGTAATAAGCCAACTCCCTGTTTGCTTCCTCAAATAAAGCTCTGGCACGAGATATAAACGCCTCGCAATCAGCAGCAACCTTTTTATAGAGGTTGATTAAATCAGGATTAATATCCGCAACAAGATAGCTGGGGTAATCCGTCTCCATCATCACAGCACAGGAACCCGCGAAAGGTTCAACCAGTCGCGGGCCAGCAGGAAGATGTTTTTTCAGTTCGGACATAATGGCAGTTTTATTACCCGCCCATTTCAGGATGGTACTCATACAGCACCTCCTGCAATAACATATCCTAAAGCTTCTAATGGAGTTAATGGGCGAATTGATAGCATCACCCATTGTTCTGAAACTGCCATGACGTCATTAACCGGAAGCACATGAGAGATAACAGCGGCCCATTCCCTACCCGTAAATACGCCATGCTTCCATTCGCAAAGAGAAAGAACATCACCAACTTTATAGCCACGATCGTCTTTACGAAGTTCAGCCGTCTTTTGACCTGCAACCACAGCGTTGAAATACTTAGGTGCAATTTTTAATTGATGGATACGCACTGCCCTTGTCATACAGCACCTCCGTTGTAATGTTTGCCTTTCAGCTCTGCGATTTCCTGGCAGGTAATGCAAAGCTGCACTCCCGGAATGGCGCGGCGTCGTGCTGGCGGAATTGGCGCTTCACATTCAATACAAAGCACGCGAGACACGCCCGGTGTTTTGGCACGGGCAGCACGAATATGGCGCTGGCGTTCTTCTTCAACGCGCTGCTGTACGAGATCCATTGCATCAGCCATTAGTGGATCTCCTGCGCTTCGTTCTGGATTGCTTCAGCAGTTACACGCAGCAGTTCTGCCGCTTCGACGTGGTTTAGCTGGCGGGATGTGATATGACACGCCAGGCTATCAAGGCGAGCTGCCATTGCTTCAGCCCTTGCCCGACGTTCTTCCAGACGAGCCTCTGTCAGTAAAATATTAAGCCCTGCGTCATCCGGTCCGGTTTTAGTCGTGAGGATTTCAATATTACGCATAATCAATTCTCCTGAATTTAGATAAAGGGATGCCCGGCGGGTTTACGCCATTAATTTCATTAGTTGGTTAATTCGGCATGGTTAGCCGTCTGGGAAATAAGCTCACCACTGCACGAAAATGATTCATTGCTTTAATCAGCTCCCGCTTTTCGTCAGTGGTCAGCTCATTAATGCTGATGCTATGACGTTCAGCTGGAATTTTTGCCATAAAGAATATGGCAGCCAGTGCCCGTTTATTTTGTTCATTATTGATATCCCGTGGATCACGCATATCTTTAATAAACCGCTCAAGCTCTGACTCAATATTCAGGCCAAAAACTTTCGCCCTTAATTCCGCTATGTGATTAAGTCCATTCAGGCGTTCACCGGGACTTAATGGAACAGTCGCCGCAGCGCCTTCAATAGCCATTTATGCATCCCACAACACATCTACTAAAAAATTTTTGATATGATCCATTACCAACATATTGATAGCTAGAAGGAATCATCAATGTTGAACCCGGTTGAAAGAGAGCGTTTAGAGCAACTTGAAAACGAGATCTCCAGTCTTCGCGATGAGGTTGCTGTTCAACGAATTCTTGTTTCAGGTCTGATCCACTCCTTATTTCGAACTGACTCAGCAAATCAATCTGCATTTTTTGAGCTCCTCCGCGAAGAATTAAACAAACTTCCTTTAGGTTCGGTTAAACAACAAGAATTCACTCATCTGATACAGACACTGATAGATCGTTACCGATAAATACTTCGCCGATAACGTTCAAGAGGTGATGTCTTTATACGCATCACTTCTTGTACTTTTTCACCACGTATAAAGGTTCCATCCTTTAGCGTGAAAAAGTAGCTACCATCGCCCGACAACGACGGATAGCAACAGAGCAAATCATCTTCAGGTACTGAATAACTCTCCCCTCTGTAACGAAACTGATAAACCACTTCACTTTCTGCCGCATACATTTGGACTTTCTCCATTTTCTCGTGGTCAATTCAGACAGCAATTCATCTTGTGAATGACATGGATGCCAGCGTTTACCATCCTCTCCCATGATCCAGCCGTGACCGTAGTGCATTGCCGGGCTTTGTTTTAGATCGGAAGAGCACACGT